TACGTGGATTTTCGGTTCGTTTAAGTTTACGATTGACGTATTGTGAGGATTTGTCGTATTTCATGATTCTCTCAAAGTCTTTTATGAACATTCCCAAGAAATCTTTTTTAATAACGTTTATATTTCTTTTTTGTTCATTTAAGTCGTTTTCATAATCAAAGAAAGTCACCGCTCTTACTGGTCTTCCTTCTACAAGACTATTTGTTGATTTGATTTGACCACCAGATAGGTATTCTAAATTAAAATCTTCATCAACCACTAAACCAGCTGGTAAAATCAGTTGGTTTTTATTATCTCGGAGTTCAAGTGTTTCATAATGATGAATACTCACTAATTCTTGTGGTGTATACTTATCTGATAAAAATCTATTTAATTGTAATTGACTTAAAGGCCATTCGTTGTTAATATCTATAATATTGTTGGATAATAATACTACCCAATCAAGATCATCTCTGCCATACACTTTTTCGGATACATTATCTGGCCTTTCATCACCAACAATCTCATATTTGTCAAATTGCATGAAATTTGCAAATAAATCTTCCCTAATCTTTGTTCTACGAAAGAGATTTTTGGTTTGTATAAAATCAGTATTACTTTCTCTATTTTTTAATAAAGATGGGTAATCTAAGTTTGGTAATCTGCGAAAATAATTAGACATTTAGAGACCTACATCGTCATCGTTGGTAAATTCTTCATAATCAGCATCATATATTGGAACTAATTCTGTGAAGTTGAGTGTAATCAAAGTTGTTACTGGTTGACTATCTTCCTCATAAGCCGCAAATCTACCAGCTTCTCCTGTATAATCAACAGATACTGATTCTAGAGCACATGTTTTAAATTTATTTAAACCTTTAATATCTCTTTGAGTTCTAGCTTTAATATATCTTAATTTAAATACATCTGGAGTTCCTAGTAAGAAATTTGATGTCGCAGAACTATCAAAAAGCCCTGCGTTTCTTTTTACTGCAGAATGTTGTTTTAAAACTCTAATTATCATACGAATTCTTTTTGATTCAGCTGCGTCTCTTGGTGTTAAACGAATAGTAAATGAAAAATTTCTTAATGTTGGCCCTTTAAATAATAATTCAAAATTGGGATTTCTAACAGCACCTGATACTCTTGTTATTGCTTGAGTAACATCAACATTAATTCCTCCAGCAGCTATGGCTTGAGCTATTGCATCAAGGGACTTAACTCTTTTGAATTCTGAATTCTCAATTGCCTCACCTACAGCACCAAGTACACCACCAGTGGCAGATTTTAATCTCTTAAGAACTCCCAAAGCTTGAGTTTTGATTCTAAAGTCTCCTCCCTTTATTGCCTCATCGAAAGCTTTGTCTCGTCTGAGAAATGCTTGAACTATGGGAGAAAATGCAGCACCAGCAAGACCACTCATAGTTCCACCAGCAAAATCAACACTATTCATATCTTTTATAGATGGTGGAATCGGTAATTGTATTGTTGATTGTAAATCTTGCAGTCTGAAGTTTTGTCTATTACCTCTTAAGTTTGAACGAGAATAATAACCACCCAATCCTTCTTTTGTGTTGCTAATAGAATTTATTTTAAAATCTATAGGGTTGTAATTTTTATCATAACTTTGACCTTGATTAGTGGAGTTTAATTGTGGTAAATTTCCAGCTGGTCTATATTTGAAAACTTGAATTTCAAAGTAATCTTGTAAATCTGTATCTAAATCTATTGGATATTGTAAAACACGACCTCCACCAATTTTTCTAAGGGGGTCACGATAAGCTTTTTTTCTTTTTTCTTTATTTGCTTGAAATTCTGCTCTATTCTTTGCGGCTTCTTTCTTTCCTTCTTCAGAAATACTAAAAGACCCTGCATATAAGTCTGCTCCTGATGGTATTCCTGTTTGTTCAGCGTGCCAAATACTCCTATTCATCAAAGCTTCATCACTTCCCTCTGTAGTTATAGCAGTTCCTTGACCAGGCCCCATTCCTGTTTGAGCTTCAACACGATTATTAATTGCATCTCTTCTTCCTTGTTCGGATATGCCATAAGCTCCTTCAGGCACAGTGTTCTGAAGTCTTTGAAATTCTTCTGATCCTCTAAATTCTGAAAATGACATAATATTACCTCAATACTGCGTTTAAGACTTGAGTTCTTACAGTATCTAAGAAATCTATAGAACCATATTCATCAATAAGTGTTGCATTGTCATCAATCAAAAAATCAGTGGCACCTTTTTTCATTTCTAGTAATGGTTCTGTATACATTAAAGTACCTGTTTTGTTATCATAGTCTGTATTATCATCGAATGAATATACACTATAAGATGAATTACCAAATGTAGGATCTAAGGAAATATAATACTTTTTACCATCAGAATTTTTTAATCTACTACTATATGATATTGACATTATTTGTCCCTCCATACTCTGTAAGGTGGAAAATCATTGCCGTCATTATTGATAAATTTTGATGTAGGTAATAAAGACACCTCTGCCATCTCCGATTCGGGTATTCTCATAATATTACCTTGTATCCCACTAAAATAATACCTGTGTATTGTCTTTCTGGGTACAACCGCACCGTCGCCACTATTTAGAAGGCTTTTTGCGACTCCTTCTCTTAATTTATTATTTAGGTAATGTAGATTGGCTCCAAGGAATCCATCTTTGAAGACACCTAACACATAACTCATTGGAAACTGATCATAATACTTTAACTTTTCTGGTTTAGTTGCAACATAGTTGAAAAAGTATAGCTCACCAACTTCCACTGGCCCAGATACTTCACCAAATTCGCCAGGATCGTCATATTCTGCACCTTGATAATTCTGCAAAGCAGTCATCAACATACTACGATACCAGTCACGACTGCGGTTTCGTTTGCCTGCCTCTTGTATAATCTGGGAAGCGATACTCATTTAATACCTAGTTCCTTCTCGGTGAAAATTTTAAATTCCCATAGTCTATCATCACAGAAGTCTTTTGCAGCCTTCCATTTAGCCTGATTCACACCCCATGTATAGACCTCATTCATCCATGTTTTAGTTTTTTTCGATGGATTTGTGACTGGTTCTTTACATTGTCTTGCTGGTTTGACTTCAATTACCATACGACGAGTGTTCTTAGACCCATCAACATACTTGATATAGAAGTCTGGAAAGTATCTTCTCCTACGGCCACTGACTGGATCTCTGTATGGTATTGAAAATTCTTCACTACCCCATTCAATAATATGATCATGAGAATCACAATATACCATGAATTTACGTTCCCATAATGATCTATAAATGATGTTTCTGGGATCTCCTTTGTATTTTCTGGGGTTGGTAGGCCTATACTTCCCACTATAGCTCATAAATAAAAACAATAACTAGCTGATATCTATTTAGAGATATGTCAAGAAGACCAAAAAAATATCCAATCAATGATATAAGATCAAGATTCCAGACCGTGGCTATTGATAATAAGTATCAAGTTTTTATGGAACCGAATCTGAATGTGTATAATGCAGCAGCAGATATAGGCATACCAAGAAGATTTGTAGATGAGGACTTAGGTTTATATGCTTCAGAAGCAGTATTGCCTGGCTCATCTTTTGCAGACATAGAAGTATCGGGAGATAGACAAGGTATTACAGAGAGGATGCCATTTAAAAGAATATATGATGATGTGACTATCACTTTTATGGTAGATAGAAATTATAAAGTTTTAAGATATTTTGAAGCTTGGATGCAACTAATAAATCCATTACATGGACAAGTTGATGGAAAGGCTGATAATCAAGTGATGACCTTGAATTATCCAAAAGATTACAAATGCACCATGAGTGTGGTTAAATTCAATAAAGATTATTTTATGAGAGGTGGTGCTTATGTGTATTATTGTTTTATAAGATCATGGCCTTTATCAATATCATCAGTGCCTATAAATTACGACTCTGGATCTATTTTAAAATTAAACGTAACTTTTAGATACGAAAGGTATGTAATGGAAAATGTGACTAGAGGTATGGTTAGATCTGGTTGGAAAGGATACTCAGATTCATTTGATCCTTGGATGGGAAGATATAATGAATTTGATACTCCTTATAATGCACCTAATTATAATGGAAAAGACAAGACAACTGTTAAGTCTTCAACAGGAAACATCAAAATGTTTGATTACACACAATCATATAAAACATTTGAGGAAGATGGTCATGATAGTTTCACTAATTTCCTTGGTGGAGAATTTATTACAGGAGAAGGTGGTGTATCACCTCTCTTCCCTTTCTATGATCGAGGAAGAAATTCACCTCAAGTTAAAGAAAACATAGAGAAGTCTCAATATGGCAACTTCTTTATGCCCTTCTAAATAAACATACTGAAGTGAATAATTATGCCATTACCAAAGATTGTTACACCATCTTTTGAGTTAACATTACCATCAAATGGGAAGAAAATTAAATACAGACCTTTTTTGGTCAAAGAAGAGAAGATTTTAATCCTTGCGATTGAAAGTAACTCTATGAAAGATATCACTAGAGCTATTAAAGATATACTAAAAAATTGTATTATCACAAAAGGTATTAAAGTAGATGAACTACCTACCTTTGATATCGAATATTTGTTCTTGAATATTCGTGCAAGATCTATTGGTGAAAGTATTGATTTAGTCATCACTTGTCCTGATGATGAGAAAACCAAGGTGAATAGTACAATTTACATTGATGAAATTGAAGTAAAGAAAAACGATGAACATGACATTAATATAAAAATTGATGACACATATACTATGAAGATGAAATATCCTTCATTGGATCAATTTATTGATGAAAATTTTGTATTTGAAGGTCAATCTGATAATAGTTTTGAGATCATTGCTTCTTGTATTGACATGGTTTACAGTGAAGAAGAAGCTTGGGAAGCGAAAGATTGTTCTAAAAAGGAATTATTAGAATTTGTAGAACAATTAAATTCAATGCAATTCAAACAAATTGAGAAATTCTTTGATACTATGCCACAATTATCTCATGAAATTGAAGTAGAGAATCCAAATACAAAAGTCAAATCCACAGTTCTATTAGAGGGTCTAGCGAGTTTTTTCGCCTAAGTATGGCTCATATGAGTGCTGAGTCATACTATGAATTGACATTCTCATTGATACAGTATCATAAATATAGTTTGACAGAACTGGAAAACATGATGCCTTGGGAAAGGGATGTCTATGTCAATTTACTGAGAAACTACTTAGAAGCTGAGAAGATGAAACAGCAACAACAACAAGGATTGGGATAATGGTCGAACCTGTAAGTACTACTGCTGTGCTCGGTGGTCTTGCCATGAAAGGCATTAATTTTGCGTTTTTCGCTAATCTTGCGAATCAACTTTCTGGTGGTCGTATAGGTAACTTATTAAAAGGAAGGGGTTTTCAAAGCACTTATCAGTTAGAATTACAGAAATATAATCAAGATGAATCTAGAAGACAATTTACATCAGGTTTTAATCGTAGACTTACTAATCTAAGAGGAGGATCAGGCGACTCAAGAGCTAGAAGGTTAAATATTTTAAGTTTTCTTGGTGATAGAAGTAGAAAATTAGATGATGCACCTGACATAGTTGAACA